GCGGTCCCCTCGACGCCGACGTTTCCGGCGGTCCATCCCGAGACGTACCAGGATCGCGAGCGCATGAAGGCTGCGGCATTCGAGGAGTCGGGGCAGTCGCGTCTCGCCGCGCAGTCGGTCAAGCCGCCCGGCGTCGACAGTGCCGTCGCGCTGCGCGAGTACCGCGACCAGACCACGCAGCGGTTCGCGCTCCAGGAGAAGGGCTTCGAGCAGCTGTGGCTCGACACGATGGTCCTGATCCTCGACTGCTGCAAAGACCTCGGCGATCAGGCGCCGGTGGTCATGAAGAAGACCAAGTTCGGCTCACGTAAGATCAAGTGGTCGGACGTCGACATGCAGGACATCCGCGGGATGATCCAGGCTGCATCGACGTTGCCGCTGACACCGTCAGGTCGTAGCCAGACGGTCGTCGAGTGGGCGCAAGCCGGCCTCGTCACGACCGACGAAGCTCGCGAGCTCACCGACCACCCCGACCTCGAGCGCGCCATGTCGATCAACACGGCGTCTTTGGAGGACATCGAGCGAACGATCCAGGCGATCGAGGACGGCGAGGTCTGTATGCCCGAGCCGTATCAGAACCTCAAGCTCGGCGTCTGGCGAATGCAGGCCGAGTATCTGCGCATCCGCGACCTGGACGCTCCCGAGGAGATTCTCGAGAACCTGCGCCAGTGGATCGTCCAAGCGGGCGCGATCCTGAACCCGACGCCGCTTCCTGGCCCGATGAACGCCGGCCTCCCTGCAAACGGCAACGTGGCGCCAGGCGCCGCGAACCAGAACATGGGGCCGCCGACACCGAACCAAGGCGGCCCCATGCCAATGACCGACATGCCGCAAGGCGCGCCGCCACAAGCTGCGTTCGCCGCGCCTGCGATGCAGCTCGTCGCCGGCGCTCCGTGAATAACCGCTCGCGCGGCAAGGCCGAGGCTCGGTTCGCGGCGACCGACGAGTACGAACCGGAATGGATCGAAGAGAAGTCGCGAATCATCCTCGCGAGCTGTCACCCGAAGCAACGGGCGTTCGTGACCGACCCGCATCGGCGCGTCTCGGCGCTCGTGGGTCGACGTGGCGGCAAGACCACCGGACAGCGCGCTCGATTCCTGTTGCGCATGATCCGCAACCCCGGATCGAAGTGCCTCTACATCGCTGAGACGCGGCCCCACGCCGAGAACCTCATGTGGGAGCCGCTCAAGAGCACATGCGACCGGCTCGGGCTGAAGATCGGGCGAGACGTCGACTTCAACGAGACGAAGCTGCGCATGACGCTGCTGCGCAACGGCTCGCAGCTGCGGCTCGTCGGCGCGAACGATAACTCCGAGGTCAACAAGCTTCGCGGTGACAAGTTCAACGAAGTGGGCCTCGACGAGGCGGCGAGCTTCCCGCCGAGGCGTCTCGATAACCTTGTCCATCGCGTCATCGGTCCGACGCTCGGCGACTTCCGCGGCGTGCTGTCGATGTTCGGGACGCCCGGTCACATCCTGAGCGGGCAATTCTACGACTCGACGCGACAGGGCTCGCCGCATCACTATCCGTTCGGGACCGCGCCGGAAGATTGGCTCGGCTGGAGCTCGCATGCATGGACGCTGAAGGACGGCGCCGATGCCGGTGTACCGGCAATGATCAACGCCTGGGCCGAGGCGCTCGTTGAGAAGGAGGCGAACAAGTGGAGCGACGACAACCCGATCTGGATGCGCGAGTGGCTGGGGCGCTGGGCAACCGACTCAGGTTCGACCGTCTTTCGCTACAAGCCGTACCTCGACGACGGGATGCCGTGGAACGCGTGGGACCCGGAACGCGTCGGGCCGCTGAAGTTCGCGAAGCTGCCGAGCGGATTCAAGGACTGGCTGCACGTCATCGGCATGGACCTCGGCGCCAGCGATCCGTTCGCGTTGACCGTGTGGGCATTCTCGCCCTCCGATCCCGAGCGGAACATCTACCAGCGCTACGAGTTCCTTCAACGCGAGATGTACGAGCGATCGATCGCCGAGCTGCTGCTGGGCGTCGCGCGAAACCACACCCGGCCAGGTGGCGTCATCGGCGAGATCGGCGAGTGGCCGACCGCGATGGTGGCCGACCTTGCCGGCAACGGCGACACGATCCTGAAGGAGCTTGGCCAGGTCTACGGCATCCGCATCGCGGGCGCCGAGAAGGGCTTCAAGTACAAGCTGCCCGCCATCGAGCTCGCCAATGGCGACTTGCTCGACGGCCGTATCAAGGTGCTCAAGGACAGCCAGCTCGAGCAGGAGATGCTTCAGCTGCAATGGGAGGAGGACGAGTACGGTCGCCTCCACGAAGACCGGCGCATGGCGAACCACCTCACCGATTCGTTCATTTACGCTCGCAACGTCATCGCCAAGCTATTCGAGGGTGGTGCGATTACGTACGACCCGCCGAGTGCTGACGATGATGACGACGAAATCACGGACAGTCCTGCGGAGGACTTCAGCGATATGCTCGCTTCGCCCGAGTTTTCCGACCCATGGGGGGCGGACGACTGAAGGGACTTGCGCGCCGCTACGCTCAGCATGATTATCCGAGCCATGCGAATGCTGGGCGTGGCGATGCTGCTTTTTGTTGCATGCACAAAGGGGCCGACGAACGATAAGACGACGTCATGCGGCCCAGCTCCGCTAATGCCCGGGACCACGGTCAGCTTCGGATCCGGCGTTGCCTCGCTTCCTGAAGATCAGTGGGAGGCGTTTCAAACGTGGGCCGATGACATGGACGATTGGTCCAACTGCATCAACGCGATGTACGGCGTCAGCAGTTCAGACTAGCTTCGGGTACCAGCCCTTCGCTTCCTGCTCATGGACATAGTGACGCTCGACTTGGCGCATCCTGTCCGAGGGGAAGAACGTGATCTCGAAGTGGCGAATTGCGGGGATGAAATCGCACGTCCAGCGGTTTGATACGCAGTCCGGTTCCTGAATGCAACTGAGGCTGGTCTCGCCGCTGCGTCCCGGGACCTCGAGCGGGCGCCCCCACATCACGGACTTCACCGCGATGCGTTCAGGGCGCTTCGATCCATCAGCGATCGAAGGTGGTACGTGTCGCGGCTTGATAACAGTGTCGGTCATCGTCGATATCCTTGCCCTTCTGGAAACTTCAAGATGTTGTATTGGTGCTGAGCGTGCGGAATCTTGCGCTCGAGGTCTACGACCTTTTGCGTCTTGAACGCGTAGTCAAACGGCAATCGCGGGTTGATGTTGAGTGCAGCGAACAGCTTCGTGGCTATCCCTCGGCGACGGTATGGCGCCTTGACGTTGACGTAGAACACGAGTGGCGGTCGGACGCTGACATCGCCGGCGATGAAGCCGAGGAGGAGCTGGTCCTCGGCCACGAACGTCGCGCAGTTGGGCCTATCAAGATGCGCAGCGAACTCGTTCCAGAACAACTTGTACATGCGATCGAACGCGACCGGTGGACACCACGGCGACTCGCGAAACGAGTCGATCCACGTCGACAGAATGAAGACGCGGTCTTCTGGTGTGGCCGGACGACACACGATCACGCCACTCGGCTCCGGTTCTGCTTGCGCCGCGTATCAAGGTCTTTCTTGGCTTCCTTAGCGCGCCACTCGGCGTATGGCATGCCATCGGCTAGCGGTCGCGTGTCGAGCTGATTGGGACGGTGCGGATCGCTCTTGGCGCGAGTAACGGCTTCGGCGATCTTGGCCCGACCGAGCGGCGCCGAGATGACCCATGGCGACGGGACGCCGCATTCGCACGGAGCATCGTCAGGGATCGGCCGCTCGACCATCGCTTCGAACCGGCCGTGAAGCGGACACTGATATTCGGCAATGGCGTAGCTCACCCGAGCACCGACTCGCCTTTGAGGGTCGTTTGGATCTGGCGGAGGAGATGTCGCCGCACCGTGTCTGGTTGGTCTTCGAGCCAGGCCATCACGGTCGCCGCAGTCATCGCCTCTTGCGCCTTCGCTGCGGCGCGAGCTCGAGCGCGGATCTCGGCCGAGACGACTGCCATTGCGCTCGTCGCCTTGCAGAGAAGCAGGACCGTACGAGCGTGCTCGCCATCGCCATGCAGCTCAATCGACTCGACGACATCGAAAAGCTTATCGAGTGCAGCGGATAGTTCACGATCGCCGCGAACTTCGTTTGATTTTAGCGAGTTGGCCATACTGAATTTCGGTTTCCTACGTCAAAACTCGTCTTTGGCTGCGTGCGAGTCCCCACCCCCCTGGTCGACCGCGGGGATACCCCTCCCCTTGGCATGCTTTGTGGCTGCAACGAGCGCTCAATAAACATCACATGCTCGAAGCATGGATCATATCGACTCGCCAGATACAGCATCACCTCGACGTACTTGCCTCGCGCCACGTCGGCCTCTTTTGTGTTCTTCATGATTCGCCAGCTCCTTTGTCATCGACAAACTTCGGTCCATCTTCCGTCGCGATAAACGCTCGCCTCGGCCATTCGCACGTCGGCTTGCTGTCATGGCATACAAAGCTGCGCTCGTTGAGGTCGATCGCTCGCATCGGCTGTCTGCATGTCGCGCAGCGATTGCCAACGGCCATGTGAAACGCATCAGGACCAGCGGCAGCCGTGCATTTCATGACTTTCGCAACCGATTTGATTTCGTAGTCGATCAGCTCGTCGGCCGCCTCATCATCCTCGATTGAAGACGTCATGCCGGAGCTGAGCAGAGCTGAGCCATACACACCCTCATGAAAGAGCATGAACTCAGTGCCGAAGTCACTGATGACGATCTTGCTAAGCTTCACGCCGTGCTCAGCGACAACCGCGGACCATTCATTGAACACGCTGCGATATTTCATCATCTCTTGCTTCTCTGACATTCCCTGCACAATCTACCACCTTCCGGTGTGACCATTGCGTCTTTCATATCGTGACCTCGTGGGCATGTCGCAATCCGCAACCGCTTTCCCCAGCACTTCCTCAACTCATTCTCCTGCTTCGTTACGGCCTCGAGATGCTCTGCGTTCACGCACAGCACGCGTCGACACAGATGGTCCACGACCTGTCCATCCGGCACACGACCGTGCGCAGCTTCGTACGTGAGCTTGTACGCATTCACCGGCGTTCTGCCGCGCCACACAATCGGCCTGCCGTTGTTGCCCAGCTTGCCGTTCCAGATGTGACAGCCATAGATGGCGTCGACGTCGTAGGAGTCGAGCTGGCTCATGCCGACTCAACCGCCTGTGCGAACACCTCAATGGGCCCGAACCGTGTCTCGGCGAGATACGACGCGTAGGGGCCATCGATCTTCAGCTTGGCTCCCAATCGTCCTTGTGACGCCCAAAACTCAGCCGGCAGCACTTCGATGGCGATGACCTCCGGACATAGGCGCTTGATCTCGGTTAGTCGTTCTTCGAGTGTTCTCACCTGTCCTCCCACATCTTCCGCTCCTCAACTCTCCTGCCCGCTGCGACCAGCAACTCGCGCACGTCGCTGATTACGTTCTGCTGCGGCTGCGTCAGGTAGCTATTCATCGGCACGAGCCTCAGCAGCTTGTCCAGTAGCTCGAGGGCGCGGTCACGCCTGGCATCGGCGTGCTCGCAGCGCTCGCAGGGCTGAGAGCGCTGGATGGTGGTGACGGTGGGCATTAGCGAACACCTCGCCGGACCCAAATCTTAGGCTTAGCCATTTGCTCGACGTCCTTGCTGATTGCAGCGCGTCGACCCGACCAATACCAAGCGAAATCCAGTCCGTATTCTTTATCGGAGGGCGTATCTCGGTATCTGTTGCCGAACTTGCAGCGCCAGTAGATTTCAACGAACCACCATAGTCGCTTGATGTGCCACTTCACATCGTCTCCTTCCCGCCGACGGCGCGGAGTGCGGCGATGCGCATGTCCTCTTGCTGAGTGCGCAGGCTGATGCGGTCAGGCAGTTTGCGATCGTCTGCAATCTGCGCCAGTTCGTTTCGCGCGGCTGTCATCGCGGCGAGCTGGGCTTCGAACTCCTGTGCCTTTCGCTTCCAATCAAGCAGCGGCGACCATTCGGCGACCTTAAGCTCGATCCGCAACTTCTCGCACTCGGCCTGGAGCTGGTCGCGGTCGGAAGTCAGCGTGCCAATCTTCGCGAGCAGGGCACCGCGCTGCGCAAGCGCCTCTTGCACCTCGGACTCGAGCGGCGCGGACTGCGAGATGTTCGCCACGAGACGCAGAAGCTCTTGCTGCCGCTCCGTCAGTCTCACCACCTCGGCCGCGAGCTTCGGTTCGCGGATCAATGCGCGCTGCACACGTTCACTTGCCGCCACAACCGTGGCGATTTCCACCTCGTTCGTCGCCCGCTTGTCGTCCTCCAAGGCCTCTCTGGCGAGCTGCAAGATGTCGGCGGTCATGGCTTGTCATCCTGGGCGCACAAGCCGGCCGGTTCGAACGCGAGACAGCAGGCGCTAGGACTGCCACCGCGCTGGATGCATGACTCGACGCGATCTGCCTCACGATCGCAGTGCCTCAGCAGCATCACGAGCAGCACGACAACGGCCGCGATCGTGGCCACGGCGACAACGGTTTCGTTGCGTTCGCTCACGTCGGACTCCATCCGCAGCGCAGCAACGCCTCGGCTTCGGCGTAACCGACGATGCCGTTGTATGGCTGCGACAACCAGGCATCGATCGCGATCGACCAGGCGACCCTTGGTAGGTCTAGACCGTCGGTGGCCCTGCTTAGATTTGTCTGATTGCTCGCCGCGATCTGACAAATCAACGCCGCCTGCTCGCGGAGTCGGTGGGAGATTTTCTTCATGGTGACTCCTTGAACACGATCGCGGCTCCGTCGCGGTCGTGATTCATGCGCACAACCCAGCCGGCGCGCTCATACATGGAGAGCAGCGCCGAGACAGCACCGGGATGCAATCCGTTTACGGCGAAGAACCACTCGCCGCTTCCCGTTGGCGCGGTTGTGGACAGATACCGATCGATGCGCGGCACGTAGGTCGAGATCACCTCTTGAACCGCCGCGTACTCGCGCGCCTTGCGTGCTTCGCTCGGCGTTACTGGAGACAGCTTCGTATCGCTCATCCCTGCTCCCTGCGGACGGTGTCCGCGAACATGCCGACGGTGATTGGCTCGATGCGGAGCGTCCACGTCTTGCGCTTGCCGCGAGGGCCAGTCTTGCTGAAGCTCCAGATTTCGAGTCGGGCTCCGGCTTCGAGCCATTGCTGTGCACGAGGCTCGGCGAGGATCTTGGCGCGACGGGCAGCATGCGACGCACCGGCGCAGGCTTGGATGCCAACAATGACACCCGGACGAAATGTGTTCTGCGTCAGACATGACGGGCACGTAAACGAACCGTCGCCGAACGTCGTCGCGTACGGCCGTTTGAGAACGCAGCACACGCCACCGATGTCCTCGTATTTTGGCGTTAGCGCCACGACGTCGATCACGCCGAACAGGTCAATCCGCCGGCGCGAGAACGACTGCCAATGCTCGACGACTTGACGCGTCCAACCGCGACGCTTCAGCTCCGCGAGGGTTCGTTGGGTCGGCGTTGTCTTAGCCACGACGCGGACTCCAAAGCCTCGCGAGCACTGCCTTGCTCGGTCGCTGATTGCGGCGCTGTGTTTTGTAATCCGCCCAGCGGCAGTTTCCAGGTTCGTAATTGCCGTTTGGATCGATGCGATCGATCGTTGTTCCATCTGGCCGCGGTCCCATGTCGGTCAGAAAGTCTTCGAACGATCCAAGCCACCGCTCGCAGACCGTGATACCGCGACCGCCGTAATAGTCCCACTGGCTAGCGTTTGGGTTGGTGCAGCGATTAGCCATCGCTTGCCACGTTCTGTATTCGCGAGATTTGGGGCCAGTGGCATGGCCATGCGTCGTCGCCCTTCTGCCTCTCTGATCGTTGGCGCACGCCGGGCATGTCTTGGTTCTGCCCTTCGCGACGTCGTAAGCGTATGTCGTGAAAACATCGCCACATTCACACGCACAAACTATGCGCCGATTACGACTGGCGCCCCGTTTCGGGCCTTCGGCAATTATGCGAAGTGAACCGATAACCGCTCCTGGCCTGACCTCGACTGAAGGTTTAGCCATGATGCGGCCTCCAGAGTCTTGCCGTGATCGCCCTCGACGGTTTCCAGCCGCCGCCCCAGACGAGCACGCTTGGAAAGTTGGCGGTCATCGGCGGCTTGTCAGGACGCTCGAACTTCAGGCGCGCACGGAAAGGCGCCCAGGTCGCGCCAGAATCAACGAGCAGTGCGAACCACCGCGTGGTGGGGTCGAGCTTCAAAAGCGCGCAGAACGCATCTGGATGCTCCACGAGACGTGTGCACCACGGCATCGGCGCGGAGTACGGACAATTCACAAAGACGCTGCCGAGCCACGGCACCGTGAGTCCGTTCTTGACTACCGAATAGCGCGTTGCGGCATGAATGTGACTCCTGTTGTTACTGCAGGGGTCGACGTTGAACGGACCAAGGTCATGCGCCAGATCCGCTGGCGTGCACCACTCGTCCGAGCTGAATCCGGCCGGATCTGAAGTTGCCAATTCCATCATCGCGGCAGCAGCCCTTTCAGGATCGGGTGCAACTCAAGCGAGCGGTCAGGCTCGACCTCGTCGCTCAGCTTCGAGCGGTCCGGCTCGATCGGCGGGCGCCTGGCCTTCTCGGCCAGCCATGACAAGACTCGCGCGTCATCGCGCAGCGTCTCGCCGAAGTCGTTGCAGGTCTCGCAGTGCGGATGCGACACGAGCGCATCCCACGTCACCATGCCGGCGTTGAAGCAGGTCGAGTAACCGCGACCGTCATCGCAGTTGTCAACGTGACCAGCAATCTTGAACTTCGGGCACGTCTCGCGCTCCCAGGCTGTCTCGCGACGTCCATCGACGACGTACTGCTTGATGCGTTCGCCGGGCATCGGGTAGTAGTCCTTGTAGATACAGGCGATGGTTGTGATGCTCATGCCGCCCTCTTCGCCTCTCGCTTCACGCGGTCGACGCAGTCCTCGCACCGCGGAAACGGCGCGTGCTGCTGCTCGAGGAACTCGACCAGGTACGTGAACATTTCGAACTCGCGCTCGCACACCGGACACTCGACACGCGTCATCGGTTCGGCTTCGGCTGCCTTGCGCTGCTCAGTGGTTCGCATCGGCGTGCTGCGAACCCACGATTGCGCGGTGCCGATGAGCGACTCGACGCGTGCGATCTGCGTCCACTGCGCCGGTGTCAGTTGCAGGATGTACGCGCACGGCTTGCCGTCACGGCAGCAGCCACACGGCGCGTTGGGCGATGCGCAGGTCATGGCGCCGCTTTCTTCGCGAGCGCGAGCCTCGCAACCATGGCGCCGGCGTCGATGACTTCTCCAGTGTCGGCGAGCTCGCGTGTTCCACGTGAAGCATCGAGTCGCTTCTGGTTCGGCAACTGGCCGGCGTTCTGCGCCTTGCGCTCGCTTGCTGCGAGGCGGTCGTACAGGTCCACGAAGCGCGCGCGGTCCGAGGTCTGGCTCTCGGACAGACACAGCGCTTGCCAGCTCAGCGCTTGAATACAGCGCATCGTGATCGCATCAGGCACCTCGAAGTCCGCACCCGGCGTGCGATACGCGCCGTAGCGGCTCACGAGCTTCAGCAGCTCACCCCACGCTTCGCCGCCCTGCTTGCTGTCGCCGACGCCGACGGACAGGCACGCTTCGCGAATCTCGGCGATCGTCGGCATGAACTTGCTCGTGGCGAGCAGTTTCTCGACGGCCGCAGCAGCGACGGCGCTGTCTTGGTCAAGCAGCATGCGCTCGTAGATTTCAGCCGTCGCCGGCGATGACCGCGTGCCGGGAAAGGCGGCGAAGATCATCGCGACGAGCTTGCGAACTTCGACGGTGGTCACAGTGCTTTCTCCTCGAGCAAGTCATGGCGTTCGGCTTCCTCGGCCTCGCGGACGCGCTGCAGCTGCCAGCCGAGCAGATCGCCAGCGCGGGTGTCGTTGCCGACCGCCTGCCTCGACGGTGCAGCCACCTGGTCAAAGCGCGATGCGAACGTGAGGAAATCCCACGGCATCGGCGGAAACTTCGGCGGCGACGTCGTGAGCACGCCGATGCGCCGGATGATTTCCTCGACCGGATGCCGACCAAGCAGCCCCTTGAGCTGCTTCCCGGTCTTGCCGTTCCAGGTGGGCTTGGCCCCGTTCGCTGCGGTCGCGAAGTACGACTCGAACGCGTCCGTGACTTGCCGGGTGGACGAAAGCGAATCGAGCTGGGTCGTGAGCTGGCGCGCGGTCCCGCGAGGGACGCGCGGATTCTCTTCCTGATCGTGTTCGTGTTCCTGATCGTGTTCCTGATCCTGATCTTGTGTGAAACCCCTTGGGATAGGGTATCGGATGGGTTCAGGAAACCCCTTGGCAAACAGCTTATCCCAGGTTTTGCAAGCAATCTTGAGTGATTGCCAAAGCTCGTGCTTGAGGTTCGATTCGGGAATGTCATCCCAAATCTTGGACATTCCGATGATGGCTTTTGGCCCCGCTACGGACTGGTACTTGAGCCCGTTCTTGAGCCACAGAAGCTTGCCTTCGCGGGCCACAGCAAACCCCTTGGCAACCAGTTCCGCATACCCTATCTGATACCGTTTCAGGGTCCAGCCGAGCTCGTCAGCGAGCGCGACCTCGCTGGCCACAATCACGCCAGGGATGGGCTTCGTGAACGACGTCGTGAGCAGGAACAGCCACAGCATGCGGCCGTCATCGCTCAACGATAGGAACTTGCGATCGCTCCAGATGCGCTGGTCGACCGGACGATACTTCGCCACTACACGTCCTCCAGCTGATCAACCTCGATCACCGTCGGCTCCGGCTCGCTTGACCTGTACAGCGTCTCGCCGAGACGGCGGATGAAGTCCTGTTCCGACTCCGCGCAGTCGATGGCGAACTGCTCTAATGCGCGCTGGAACCCGTCGGTTCGAGGGGCTGGATTCGAACCAGCAAGCCCAACAGACCGCGACGGCGAGAGGCTCGAGCACTCATCCGGCGCGCTGTTGTTAGGCAGCCCGTCATCGGGGCCGCGTCTACCACTTCCGCCACCCTCGAGAATCGTCGCCGAGGCCGCAGGACTTGAACCCGCATCTTTCCGCTTTGGACGCGGACGCTCTACCGATTGAGCTAGACCCCGATTGTTCTGTCGCATCCGCTCCAGCTCGCACCCACCGCACCGCTCGTTCTCCGGCGGGTCCGCGCTGATCGTGTACTCGTCGTCGGCGTCCCAGCGGCCGCGGCAGGCTGTGACCACCGATGCGTTGATGTCATCGACGATGCACCACAGGCGAGCGGCGACGTGGCGAGCCCAGAGAGGAGCGGTCACTTGATTTCTCCCTCGTCGGGGACGATGGGTGCATCGGCGAGCAGCGCGGAAATCTTCTCGAACGAATTACGCGACACGAGCAGCATCGGGCCGGCGTGTCGGCTCTTGACCGGCACGATCACTTCGATCGTCGTGAAGCGATGTCCGCATGCGCAGTGGCGACGACGACGCATTCCGGCTGGCGAGATACGCGTCTCGCTGACGGTCGTCTCGGCTTGGCAACGCGGACAGTTCACGCGGCCTGCCTTTGGGCAGCGCGCTCCGGTGCCCACATGTAGAGCTTTCCGCGGACCTCGCGGTCATTCGTCCATCCGGCGAGCCGATAACACTTGCCGGGGTCGTCCGACTTGACCTCTTTGATTCCGATCTCGGTGCGGAGCCGCTCCAACGGAAGCGAGCCGTAGCGCTTGAGCCACTCCTCGTACGTGCGCTCAGTCGCTTCCTCGATTAGCGTCGAGGCTGTGCCGGCGTAGAGATTGCGGAACATCATATTCCGCCAAATGAACCGCGCAGACGGCTGCGCACCAGCGCGTCCGCGGCTCGATCCGCTATTGCGAGCGTGCGGCGTGCGCTGGTAGATGCACGCCCAAACGGCGCGTCCAGTCGAATGCAGAAGCACGATCTCCTGGCCGCATCCAGTGAACGTCTTGGAGCCCGGCGTGCGACGCGAGTAATGCGCACCGAACCGCTTGAACTTTCCGAGCCCGTCGACGACGGCGAGTGCATTCGGGTCCGATGACGACGATAGGAGCCAGCTCATGGCGCAACTCCTCCGCGCTCCGGACCACCCTGCCCATGCTCGGGCTGCGACGAGGGAGAGCGCATCTAGCCGACCTCCGACATGCCGCAGTGCGATACAATCCGGCGATGCGTCGTACGCGGTGGGTCTTGGTCTTCGCGCTTGTCGGCTGCGTGCACGAAATTCCACTTGCACCCGTCGAGCAGTGCGCAACGCAAGCCATGGTCGTTGACGGCGTGTCGTTCTCGAGCGGCGAGTCCCGCGGCATCGCCTACAGCGGTGGCACATGGGCTGGCGCTCGAGCTGTGAGTTACGGGCAAGGCGTCAGCTGTCGTCGGCCGACGGCGCCACAGGACATGTGCGAGGTCCGAGCGGCACAGGCAAGCGGCACCATCAAGGCCAGCTGGGACCCGTCCTGGCGAAACCTCGTGATCGGACTTGGAACCGTCGCGCTCGTCCTGCCCGGAATCGTCGCGTCGATCGTGTTCCACGTCAGCCGCGATAACGCACAGGACGAGGCTGCTGCCGCGTACACAAGCAGCATCAATGCGTGCGTGAACGTGACCGCGCCGCCGGCCAGCTACACCAAGTAGTGTCACGAGACCAAGTCCTCGACGGTCGTCCTGAGCGCCCTAGCCCACACCGGAAGGTCGTCGGTTCTGACCTTTGTGTGTCCGTTCTCGGTCCGCAGAACTTTCTGACGCGAGAAGCCAACGCGTTCGGCCAAGCGGCCTTGCGTCCATCCCAGCGCCTTGCGCCGTTCGCGGATGCGAAAACCTGTGGACTTCACCCGTCCGGTAGTATCAAACTCTGAGACAGGGTGCAAGGTTCCTTGAGACGCGGTGAGACCGCTTTTGCTTTTACCGTTGGAGATCCAATGGATAAGCAGAAGCAGCCGCCGTCGAGTGCGGGCAAGAAGCCGAACGCGGCACCCCGAGATCTCGTAGATGGACTGGTAAAACGGATCGCCGCTCTCGGCATGACGATCCATGATGCCGTTGAGAAGGCCGGCCAGGGGCGCGCCACCGGCTATCGCTTTCTGAGGTACGAAGCGAGCCTGGCGTCGTACAGCGAGCTCGACGAATGGGTGAAGCGCGAGGAGCTGAAGAAGCCGCGCGCCTCAGAGCAGAAGCTCGACGGCAAGATGCGCGAATGGGCGCAACTCGGACAGGAGCTTCACGACATGGATGTGGACCGATTTGACACAGCGCTCGATGAGCTTCGCCGGGTTGTGGACGCGCTCCACACGCTGTCAGGCGGAAAGGTCCTTGCGTTTCGCGTTAATCCGGATCGGTCGCGCTGAGACGTCAGATCGAACCGTTATCGTCGTCTGCATGGACGACGACAAGAAGCGCGAGTGGTTGGAGTTGGGCGAACAGCTCCGCGCTCTGAGCGAAGAGAAGTTCGACGAAGTTGCTGACGGGCTAAAGGACGTCATCGATGCCCAGCGCGTGCTCGCGCGGTTCGATTGGCAGCTGATGTTTCGCGGACGACCGCGGAAGCGTTATCTCGCTTGAGGTTTCGGTCGGTTCTCATTTTCTGAGACAAAATCTCTTGCGCGTGTCTCAGGTATCAGATACTGATACTGCATGGACGCCGCATTCACCCCGGAAGACTTCCGGTTCTTCCGCGAGACGCTCGATAAATCCCCTGGCTGCGACCTCGAGAACCTCCGCGCCCGTTGCGACGCGCTCGAGTCGGCACACCGCAACGACGTCCGCGAGCTTGCCGCGGCCGAGCTGGCCCGGGACGAAGCGCTCGACGAAATCTCCGACCTCCGCGAACAGCTGCGGCAGGCGCAACGTCGCTGCTCGAAGCTAGTCGAGCGCGACTTCAGCATCCCGGCGCTGAAGCTCACCGTCGCGAAGGTGGTTGCGCAGGAGATGCGGACGCTGCTCGGCGTGGAGCTGGGCCACGACAGGGCGATGCACGCGGCGGGAAACGTGCTCATGGCGATCGTGATGATGCTGGATACGGGTGCGGTGAAGGAGGCGGCGTAGTCATGGGCGACCGCGGCAACATCTACGTCAAGGACGCTGACGTCTACCTGTACTCGCACTGGGGCGGCTACGACCTGTCGCTCTGTGCTCGCGACGCGCTCAAGAAGGCGCCGGACCGCTGGACGGATGCCATGTACCTGGCGCGCGTGATGTTCCAGTCGATGCTGTGCGGCGACGACAGCTCGACGGGATTCGGCATCTCGCACCTCATCGGAGACAACGAGCGGCCGGTCATCGTCATTGACCCGGATGCGCAGACCGCGTCGGTTACAAAGTGGCGCGGCCACGATTCGAAATCCGTCGACGATGTTCGCAGCGTCATCCCGTTCTCTCGCCTCGTCGAGATGAACGACGACGAGTGCCGCGAGTGGCACCTCGGAAAGGACGAATCGTGACCGACTCCGACTTCATCGCCGACTACATGCCGTTCGCGCGCTGGCTCGCGATCTGGTGGTGGATCGGGCGGCAGTACGCGAGCAGGACGGAGGAATCGTGATCAAGACACTCACCATCGACCGCTCGAAGTGGGCGTGCAAGACGAACAATGAGGCGCGCGAAGGCGGCTCGTGGCTGTGTGACAAGGACGGCTTCAAGTGCTGCCTCGGTTTCCTCGCCGTTGGATGCGGCGCTAGTAGGAGCGACATTGTTGATGCGGCGACGCCTGAGGATTCGCCGCATGCGATTAGATGGCCGAAGGAATTTCGAACGAGCCTGTATGCGAATACGGCTCTCGCCGGTAAGGCGATGTCGATCAACGACAAAGAGAAGTCCAACTCTCGCCGTGAATCCCGCCTGACGAAGCTGTTCGCCAAAGCCGGCATCAAGCTGCGGTTCAAGGGCGAGTACCTGAAGAGGTCCAAATGACCCGCCGCTCTCGCCACATCGCTCGCGAGCAGTACGCCGCCGAGTGCCACGCCTTCTACGCGCCGCTGGAATCGATCGTCTGGTGGCAGGAATTCCTCGCGAGCTGGCGCGCCATCGGGCGAGCGGTTGGAGGTGCCAAGTGAACTCCACCGCCAAACTCCTCGGCGTTCTCGTCGAGGAATCCAACTGGCGTCCATTCGAGCCGTCGCGTGAAGCAGTCGCGGAAGCGCAGCGCGCTCGCGACGAGAACACGTGCAATCGGCACGACGACTGCGAGGCCGCGACGCTCGCGTACATGCAGCGCCACGAGATCAAACACCGCTGGCAAGTGCCGTTCCGCCTCCACTGCCACGATGAGAACTGCGAGGAGTGCTTCGGATGCTGACCATCATCCCGATCTGCATCGGCATCGTCGCCCTGCTCATCGTCCTCGCGTACATCCTCCACACCGTCGACCGCGTTCGGCCGTGGTGGCAGCCGACGCGGAGGCAGAGGAAAGCGCGGAGACGGCGGCAGGTGATCACGTTGACACCGAATCGCAAAAGGAGCGTGTCGTGAACTGTCCAAACTGCGATACGGAACGTCCCGAACAGGAGCTGATGCCGGCCAACTCGGCGCGCAGATGCACTCGCTTCGACGTGTGCGATTGCGGAGCAATGATTCGTCTTGCGACGGCCGAAGGCTGGGAGCGCTGGTACGCAACGCATTGGTCGGCCTTTCAGCCAAGCGAGATGGCGTGGCACAGGCTGTCCGAGGCCGACGAGTTCTATGCGCGCTGGAATGCGGAGCACCCGTCATGACCAAACGTCGCCCCAAGAAACGCCCGACCTATCTGCGCCAGCTCTCGGTCACTGCCGAGACCTACGATCGTCTCAAGGCCGAAGCAGAACGTCGCGGCGTCTCGGTTGGATCGCTCGTCGCGGAGATGGTGGCGAATGCTGAGTGACCCGTTCGTCTCGCACTGGCGCGCTCCTCGCGAACGCATCACCGACCCAACCGATCGCATCAAGGCAGTGACGCACAAGCAGAAATGTCGCGATGCTGGGCTGTGCATCTGCGGACCCACGCATAGCGGGCCGAGCAAGCGCGGAATCCAACATGGGCCGGTAGTGCGCGGCGGCAAGTGCCAGCGGTGCATCGATATCCACGACGACAAGCTAACCGTCGCTCACGTCGAGCGGCTGTAACCAACGGAGTCAACCAATGGACAAGCACAATGCGAGCACCGCGCTCGCCATCATCCCTTCCTCGCTAGAAGACGTTCGCGCGCTCGCCAAGAGCGTTGCTGGCTCGATCCTTCTCCCCGACGCCCTCAAGCGCGAGCCCGACCTCATCATGGCCGTGATGGCTGGGCTCGAGCTCGGCCTGCCGCCGATGGCATCGCTGCGCGGTGTGAACGTCATCAAGGGCAAGCCGTCGCTGACCGCTGCGACCATGGTGGCCGTCGTGCTTGGCCGCGGTGTCGCCGAATACTTCGAGTGTGTCGACGACCAGCCCGAATCGGTCACGTACGAGACGAAGCGCCACGGCGGCAAGAATCCGCAGCGCGCGACGTGGACAATGGCCGATGCCAAGCGCGCTGGGCTCGGCGGTGACAACTGGAGCAAGTACCCGTCGGACATGCTCCACGCGCGATGCATGGCTCGGCTCGCTCGCCGGACATACCCCGACCTCCTCGCCGGCATCTACACGCCGGACGAGATCGACCACGAATCGTATGCGGCCGACGAAACCCGAAGCCCCGCCGTGGAAGCGATCGACGCGGAAATCATCAGCGAGGCCAAGTCCGACGACGCGACACTCGCCGCAATCGATTCGGCCGCGACGCTTGATGACTTGACCGCGCTCTCGCAGTCACTGGCCAAGCTGCCCGAGGGGGTCAAGGCGGAGGCTCGTAGGCGCTACGGCGACCGCAAGCGGCAGCTCCAGCAGGTGAGCGCGCCGTGAAGCCAGAGTGGCCATGCGCTGTCTGCGGCGCGATGTTCCGTGCGTATCCATCAGAGATCAAACGCGGCCGCAAGTACTGCTCGAAGGACTGCGACGATGACCGCAAGATCAAGCACGGGCTCTCAAAGAGAGGGCAGGTATCCAAGCTGTTCTGGGTCTGGCGAGCAATGATCCACCGCTGCGAGAATCCAAAGGATGCGCGTTATCCGAACTACGGCGCGCGCGGAATCACCGTTTGCGACCGCTGGCATGACCTGTCTAACTTTCTGGCGGATATGGGCCCTCGCCCCGACGGCCTGACGATCGAGCGGATTGACAACTCGAAAGGATACTCGCCGGATAACTGCAGATGGGCGACGTATCAGGAGCAGCTCAGAAATACGCGTCGCTCTATACTGACCCGCGACGCCGTTCAGGAGATTCACGGTCGATATGAGCACGGTGAAGCTCCAGTCTCAATATCCGAGAGAATGGGTATTCGTCAGCACACTGTTCTCGTGGTGCTGCGAGGTGATAAATGGCCAGAACTCGCAACGTCTGGGTACGTCGGTCGTGGTCCATACAAGCTGAGGGCCGCATGATCACCGCCTCATCCCTCGGTCGATCCTTCGCCTGCGAAGGCTCCAACGCCGTCGAGCACGTCGACGAGACGAACGAGTATCAGGAGCCAGGCAACGAACGGCACGCCAACGAGGAGGCTGCGATCAAGCGAGGCGAAATCCAGGAGTGGATGACGCAACGCTGGCTCGGCTACACGTGGCGCAGCGAAGTAAAGTTCGCCTATAGCCCAGCGACGCGGACCGCGCGTGAGCTGACCGAGCCTGGGCACCGCAACTACAGCGGTGCTCGACCCGGCGAGCTATGCGGCCAGACGGACGTTCTCGGCATGCCAGGCGTTCCGGCGCTTGGCGTCGTGGCAGCGGGCCCAATCGTCATTGGCGATTGGAAGGGTCACGACCCGAACGTCCCGCGCGCACACGTCAACGCCCAGCTTCATATCGGCGCGCTTGCGTGGTCGAGAATCTTCAACATCGACGCTGCCGATGTGTTTCTGTCCACCGAAGGCCGCAAGCCCGACGTCGCCTCACTCGACGTCATGGATCTTGACGCGTTCGCCGCGGATGTCGCGGTCGTGCTTGCCAAGGGCGAATCGTCCAAGCGTCGCTACCTAGCCGGCGAGCCAGTCGAGTTCGTTGAAGGCCCCTGGTGCCGCTGGGCGCCATGCTTCGCGGCGTGCCCCAAGAAGAACGCGCTCGTTGCGTCAGTCGCCAACGGCAGCGCCTCCAACCGAATCGAGCTGCTGTCGCTCCACGATGACGAGGTGGCCGAGGATGCCTGGGAGTTCCTGGCTAACCTCAAGATGCTCACAAAGCGCCTGGAGGCTCGTTGTCGCGCACGCATCGCCGAGCGCCCGATCAAGCTCCGTAGCGGCAAGTACCTCGGCGTCGTCGAATCGCAGGGCAACCGCGTGCTCGACGGCCGCAAGGTCCGCGACATCGTGCGGGGCAAGTACGGCGAAGCGGTCGCCGATGCCTGTGTCGAGCTGGAGACGTCGCAGAAGCTCATCAAAGAGCAATTCGCAGCGCACCTGCCACGCGGTCAGGTTACGGGTGCGATGGAGAAGCTACTCGCCGAGCTCGAATCCGTGGGCGGTGTGACGCGCAAGAAGTCCACCGACATCATGGAGGTCGACGACGTGCGGAAGTGCAAGACGGTGCAGCGGATCGCGAACGAGGACATTGTGCCGGCGCCTGAGGCGTCGCTGGCTGGAGGGAAGCGATGAGCAACGCGCGCTACCTAGAAGCCAACTTGATGTCGCAGTCCGACGGCAACGTGTTCATCGAGGCGAATGACATCGTGATGATTGTCCGCGGCGCTAGTACGATGGCGCTTTTGAGCACGGTGCTCACCGCCGTAAGAATCGAGGGCGACACCGAGAAGATGCGAGCTTGCGCAATGATGTGCATGGCGACGCTCGGAAGAAGCCGATTTCAATGACCGACACCAACCGCAATTCTGCGGCGTCGGTCCCTGGCACCCAACAGGGCGACTCGCTCGCGCCGGCCGAGTCCAGGGAAGCCGGCAACCTTTTCGACAACCAGCGAGACATGCTGGAGAGACTGGCCGCTGCCGAGCTGGCGGGCCTGTCTGCGTCGACCGTCAACGGCTGTGACTGCGACTTCTGTACGGGCCGCAAGAAGCACGACGACAACTGGTGCGCGTGCTGCGGCGAAGTGAAGCTCCGCGACGATCAGTGGTGGGAGAACATGGACGTCTGCGATGCGTGCGACGCGCGGCTTCGAGAGGCCGTGCCATGACCTCCTCCGAACACGCCCAGCTCCTCCACTGCGCCCAGACCAACTCGGCGCTGCGCACGCTCATGGATGAGCACGAGGCGATGGCGGCGGAGTTGGTGAAGTTGCGGTCCGCGTTCGCAGCGCTCGCTGACAGGATGGGCAACGACTGCGACTGCGGGTCATGGGCCAACGACATCGACGACATTCTCAAGCTGGAGCGGGCGTGCAAGGAGGCGAAGTGAAGACCGATACGAAACACCTCCGCGAGCTGTGCGCGAAGGCGCCTGGATATGCAGTGTCGAGAGATGGTCGCGTGTTCTCGTTGGTCAGCAACTGGCGAGGGTACGGTGAGCGCGAACTGGCCACGGGTCGGAACTCTGACGGATATGCGTCTGTTCGAGTGATGATCGATGGACGTCGCAAGCAGCTCACGGTTCATCGTTTGGTGGCAGACGCGTTCCTTGGACCGCGTCCATCGCCCACGCATCAGGTTCGCCATCTCGATGGCGATCGGATGAATCCGTCGGCGGCCAATCTTGCGTGGGGCACCGCCAAGGAGAACGCCGAAGACAGAGACCGTCATGGAACGACTGCTATCGGCGACAGGAATGGCACGCGGACAAAGCCCGAATCGATTGCACGCGGCACAAAGCACGGGATGTTCGGGCGGCCTGACCTCGTCGCTGGAGCAAAGCTGACGTTCGAAATCGTCACCGAGATCAAACATCGGATCGCGTCAGGCGAGTCGCAGAGCGCGATCGCGAGGAGTCTCGGTGTCAGGCCAAGCACGGTGAACCGTGTTGCCAACCAGAAAGCGTGGAGGACGCCGTGAACTCTGACGAGATTTCTAGGCTGCGCGAGCTTGCCAGTGCGGCGACGCCGGGGCCATGGATCAAGGCTGGTCCATGGCCCCATGTCGCCATCTGGAAGCCGAATGGCGAATTCGATTACGAAACCAACTCGGACACCGAAGAACCAGATCACGTTTGCGATGTTCATCGTTCGTCGATGAACGAGCACGGCGAATGGCAACTGTCATCGCCAGAGCAAGACGCCAACGCCGCCTTCATCGCCGCCGCCCGGACCGCCCTGCCCTCGCTTCTCGACGAGAACGATCGGTTGCGGGCGGCGCTGAGGGAGGCGTGCAATTACACGATGAGCGCACTGCTTGCGTGTCCGCGCGAAGGGCACTTCCTCGATGTCGAACGAGAGACCGAGCGACTGCTCAAGCTGGCCGGTGAGTCGTGATCCGTCCGCACGCGAAGCATCGCTGCGTTGGGGGTGGGGAGTGATTCCTTCGGTTCGCCATCAGGCCGCGATACCCGCCGGGCGTCGTCAAAAGGGGTTCGCAAAGGCGCTCCGGTCGGCCACCGGAGTCAGCCTAGGCACCGACTGTCGATTCGTGCCCGACGCTTTCGATGTCGAGGAGCACAAGCGAATCATTCGTATTTGGGAAGTCGAGGCAACGCATCCCATCGGAGACAAGAAGATCGAGAAGCTGCGGTTGCTCGCCGGACTACTCGATGCGCTTGGCTGGAAGCTGCGCGTCGTGTGGGTTCCGGCCTGCGATCGCGGGCGTCCGCGTCGGTTCGATCTCGAAACCGGCCAGCCGCATATCTCGACGCGGGCGCTTCACGCAGCGGTTGCGCTACTGGACAAACGGTGAGGCTGCATCCGGCCGACATCGAAGCAATTGCGGATGCGCTTGAACGGCGACTCCGCTCCGGACAATCGTCACCGTTGGAAACGGCGGTCGTCGATGGAGACGACCCATGGACGAAAGACCCTATGGACCTTACAAGCACGGAGACCTCTTCCGAGTCCACTGCGTTAGAGGACGCGGAAAAACTCGCTCGACTCGATATCGCACGTTTGCGACGCGGGCTGAAGCCGATGCCTATATCGCGACGTTCACGATCGAGGGGAAGGGCGTCACGCTGATGCAGGCCGTCGACAAGTTTCTCGACTGGAAGCGCGACGCCAAGGGCTGCGTTGGCCACACGATCGAGAACTACGAGCACCGGCTTTGGCGGCTGCTGGGCCTGCCCGAGAACGGCAACCGCTCCGTGCGCTACGTCGAGCGTCGCGGGAATGAGCTGTACCAGGCATCGGTCTACGGCGCCGGCGACACGCACATCAACGGGCTCAACGTCGGTCGAATGTGGGGCGCATACTGCGTCAAGCAGAAGCTGCTCCGCACGAACCCATTCGCCGAGGTCGAGGCGCAGGGCAAACGTCGCAAGGGCTCGACCAAGTCACGGCTCACTGTGAACGAGTCGAGGCTGCTCGAGGCGTACTGCTTCGAGCATGGCGGACCGGAGTGCGTCCTGACGTACGGCTACATGATGCTAGGCAAGCGGGCCTCCGAGCTCGCACGCGTGCTCGTTCGCGACTTGGACGACGACGGGTGGCTGCTGCGCATCAACGAAGCCAAGACCGAGGCGAGTGTGGGAACCGTGCCGCTCAACGCGGCGCTGCGCGAGATGCTGCTGGCATTGACGAAGGATCGGCCGGCGACTGCATCGATCTTTCTCGACTCGTACGGCGATCCGATGTCGCGCTGGGCGGCTCGGGACCGGGTGCGCACGGTGACCAAGGCTGCGATCGGCCGGGCCGTCCCTCCGCAGGAGCTGCGCCGGACGTTCACGGACAACGCGCAACGGCAAGGCGTGGCGCTCAAGACGATCGCCGAGATGACCGGCCACACGTCCACGGCGGTCACGACGCGCAGCTACATGGCGCGCGAGGTTGTCGATGCAGCGGCGGTGGAGAGAAACTTCACGGTGATGCAGGGAGGGAAGAGATGATCAAACTTGAGCTGACTGTCGACACGCCCAAGGGCGAAGTCCATCTCGTCGTCGGCGAGGTCTCTGCTGTGCCAGCGGTAGGCGATTGGGTCGATCGCGAAGACTCGGGATGGCGCGGACTTGTCACGAAGCGCTGGTGGCATTTCGACAGGCGGGGCCGCGCCTCATGCCGACTCGTACTCGACGATGGTCGCTTCCGTGGAAACGCCCATGGAAACAGCTCCGAAGTTTCCAAGCCCGATGATGTGTAACTAGGCGTGCGATCGGGGGGACTCGAACCCCCACGGTGTTACCCACTGGCACCTGAGACCAGCGCGTCTACCAATTCCGCCACGATCGC